TATTATTAGTATTTTGTAGTTTACTGAAGGTTTAGTAGATCTTATATCCATGTACTTATTGTCTATTCCTTGAACATATACATCTCCTACTAGTGGTAACCAGCCTACTGGTCTACGTGCTGATGAGTGGTTTACTAAATTCTTAGTATCTGATCCTTTAGTGGTTCCTTCTAGTACACGTAGGGACATATTATCTAAAGATACATTACCGCCTAATACGTTTCTAATAGATTCAAAGTTTTCTTGAACTATTTTATCTATTTTTGTATCTTCTATAATGGGTTTCATTCTGTTATTATCCTATATAGTAATCTCATGGCTTTGATTGCAAATTGTGCATCTAAATCATCATTGTAGAATCCAAATCTTCCTACGTATGCTTTTCTATTTGGAAAGAAGCTTATTGCTGAATATATTAGGCCAGCCCATTTGAATGTGGCCCATTTAGCTGTGGCCCATTTGGTACTGGTGGTTATTGTAGCTGTTTCTGTTTTTACTACTGATTCACTACCATTCTCTTCCCAAGTGTTGTTTAATATGTTATCAGGGGATGCTGAATTAGTGGTAGCTAGGTATTTTATTGAATGGAATGATTTTAACATCATGGCATCTCTACCTGGTTCCCATTGGCATTTTACTCTAAAGTATATTGGATCTCCATCATCATTAGTGCCGTAGTTGTATCTACATACTTTACCGTTGGAGTTACTACTACCAAAGTAATGTTCTGTTTGGTTGTTTATAGTGGTTTCCCATATTGATGCTATTGGGAGTCCTGGGTGTGAACTGTTTATAGGACCTGGGCTAAACATTGTCCATGCTATTACAGGATAGTTTTGGTAGTGGGCTATTAGTTGATAGTCTGGTTCTGTTTTACCTTCTCTGGTTGCAGATATTATTATTTGTAGATTCGATGATATTACTACACTACTTGCTTTGTATGCTTGGTCTTTGTTTAAGCTACGAATAGTATCTCTTATTCTACTGGCTATTGGGACTACGTCTACTCCGTTAGTCATGTATATGTTGTCTTTACCTAGCCATCCCATTTTACCTGCTACTTCAAATATTGAATGATGATTGGTTCCTGTACAATCATCTGATAGTCTTCTGTATAGGTACTTGGTGGAGCCTCCTGTTTCTAGTCCTCCTATTGTTAGGTCTAGTGGGATTAGTTTTCCTACTTTCTTTTCTTTAACTACTCCTACTTTAGTATCTATTAGGCCTAATCCTATTATTTTATCTTTATCGTTTAGGTCACAGTCTATGAAGTCTGTTGCTTGGAATGATTCGAACATGGAGCCATTGATGCCTATTTTAGAGTGATGTATTCTATTAGGATTGGAAGCGAAGCCTCCTACGAATAGTCTGCTGTCTAAGAGTATGGCAAATTTGGCTGGTTCTGGGAGTCTTTCGTTGTCTATTTCTAATTCATCTCCTAAGACTGCATCTGATATGGTTGATTCATATGTGGTGGCATCTATGTCTGCTGTGCCATCTAGGAAGAATATGGAGCCTCCTGATACTGTTCTATATACCTTTATTTGGTCTGATAGGGAGTTACCTGGAGTTATTTGTATTGTGATACCTCCGTTGGCTCCTGCATCTAGTGTTGCTGATGGTAATGATGGGGATGATTCTGCTCCTGATAATGTATTATAGTAGGTGTATACATATAAGTAATGACCATCTATGTTTAAGTCTCCTGATATGTTGCTGTGTATTGTTGGTATTACCGTAGGAGCATCTATTCCTATTTGTTTAGTAGTGGTTCCGTCATACTGGAAATCTTCTTCTCCTGTAAATACAAATAGTGCTGTACGTACTTGTAGCATGCAAGGTTTAATGCCGTCTGGTAGTCCTGTTTTAATGCTGTCTAAAGTAGTTCCATTCTTACGAGCTAGTATTCCACTATTACCTGTGGCGGTAGTTGATACTAGGTATACTATTGTTTCTATTGTACCATCTGGTTTAATGTAGTCTATACCTTCTCTTGGAATGTAGTTTCCTTTAGCTCCTGTTACTGTGGTATATCCATTACGAGTTTTAATGATGTCTGCATTAATCATTTCACCATTTAGACATTCAGATAGAGTGTTGGCTATGTTCTCTGATTCTAAAGGTGTAGTGTTATCTACACCATTTATGAATGTTCTAGTTGGTAGGTATTGTTTGGATTTAGTTGCCATTAGTCCTCATATCCATCACAGTTAAAGTTTAATGGATCTATTTGGTCATAAGCTACTCCTAGTTCTTCTTCAAAGAACCTAAATCTAGCTGATGATTCTAAATGTTTCATGTCAGCATTGATAGCTAGGGGCCTCCACATTTTAGTTATTTCTACTAGTAGGCCTTGTCTGCGGTCATCGTTGTCTATAATCATCATTTCTGATAGTACTAGTTTTTCTAGTAGGTAATGTGCATAGTCAGGTACTCCACATACTGCTTCTAAGTCATCGTCATCGCTAGTGGGTAGAGTGGCTTTAGCTAGGTATAAATACTTCATTACATATACTGCATCTGGAATGTTATCAATGTGTATTGACTTATTATCCCAAGGGGCATATCTTTCTGGTTTACCTGAAGCTAGTCCTTCTGGGTATTGTCTTCTTAGTGTTCTTAATGTTGTTTTACTTAGTACTGTCTTGTTCGTAGAATCATACAATACTTCTAAATCTTGAGAAGATCTTACATCTACACTAGATGTACTTACATCGTATGTTTCTGTTCCTGATACTGTACTAAATGTACCTTCCTTATGTTTCCAATTCCAATCATGCATATCAAACATTACAAATAACATTTGATCTAATCTACCTGATATCTGTGTTTTAAATGCTGTATCATCAGGTCTTTCTAATGCAGTAGCTACGTTGGTAATAAATTGTCCTCTAGTTAATGCCATAATTAGTCCCTTTGGTTTTTAAATAGCATTATAGGCAATAGGAAAAATGCTCCTAGTGCTGATCCATAGTGTGCTAAGTATCCTATTCCTGAGTTCATAAAAAGACTTTTTCCTGCTGATAGTCCTTGAGACATGAAATAGAATAATGCTGGTAGTACTATTATTAGTCTTCCATTGATTAGGTGGTGGAATATCCATATCATCATTAGTCCACAAATACTTCCTGAAGCTCCTAATGCTGTAGCTTGTGGTAAGAACATTGCAAATAATACACTTCCCATTATTCCTGTAAAGCAATAAGCCAATAGTATAAATCTTTCTCCATAGGCTTTCTCTATTACAGGTGTAATGAATGATAAGAATAACATATTACCCATTAAATGTCTTAATGATCCATGTAAGAAACAAGCTGTTAAGTATGAATACCATATATTACTACGGAATACATACATACTTGTTATATCTGGATTTATACATTGCATTATATATACTATTATATTAACTACTATCAGTATTTGAGTCATTATTAGTGCTTTACTAGATATTTTACTAGTTAATCTTCTTAGTAATTCCATTAACATGTAGTGTAATTTTATCATTTACATTATACTCAATACCAGGATACCAATTACATATCCTGAATAGTTAGTTATAAGATCTGTTAATAGGTCTATTTTAGCTTCTCTGTCTTCATTAAATATATTATAGTGTTTATCAATTATAAATTCTTTATATAAAGGATATATAGCTACCCAGTAAGGGCTAGTGAATAAATTAAATACAAATACCATAGAACAAGTTAAGAATATATGTAATGCTGCTTGAGTACATACATACTTATTATTTAAGTTTAGCCAAGTAATCTTACTTAATTTATTTATTATCTTGTCTATCATTTAAAATGCCTTATAGTCTATAACTACTCTTACTCTTCTATCATCAGTATCAGAAAAATTCCCTGAATTAAGTAGTGCCTGAGCAGCGGTAGCTATTCTAAGTAGCATTGCTACACCACTTGCTTCTGCAATTAATCCTAGCCATGTTCCACCATTTCTATAGTAGCCATTCATATTCATGCTAGCGACCGAATAATCTGTAGATATTTTACTGCTTGCTGGTATAGCAAAGTATAGAACATCAGCACCACTACCCGCCGTTCCTCCAGCATTATTAGTTAAATTTATAGCTAGAGACATCTTTCCATCTCGTTGTAATGTATAATAACAAGCCTGTGTGGCAAAAGTAGGTAAGGTAGATGCCCCAGTTTGGAATATGTAACCCCCTGAATCTGCACCATTCTGCCCTGTTGGGAAGGTAAATACTGTTTGTTCATGGTATCTGTTAATACCGTCTGCGTTATTTAATGTTTGAATTGTCCAATAATCAGCCATTATATTTCCTCATTTAATATTTGTACTAGGTCTGCTCCTAGGCTTACTGCTTCATCTAATAGTTCTTGTGCTAAATCTTTCTTTATCTTGAGTTCATTGATTTGTCTAATCATTTCCTTCTTAGGTAGTTCTTTAATACCTTTTCTATTGCTCATGTGTTCTATGTTCTTTATTTGAGCTTCGCAAGTAGTGACCTCTTGTATTTTACGTCTTATATTAATACTCTCTTCACCTTTAGTTAATACACTTCCATTTAAAGTACTCATATATATCTCCTTAAGTAGTCCATTGTATTCTAATTGCTCCCACACATACACAAGGCTTGGCAGCTAAATCATCTCCACCACTATCTGTCATACATAAGAAATTACCTTGTACATTGGCTCCACCTACATTTTTATAGTATACTGTGGCAGGGGTTTCTGTTTTAGTTGGGTCATCTGATAGGCCCCAATACACTTTAGAATTACCAAAGTTTATTGCATAAAGGTATAAAGGTCTGTCTTCAGCCCAGTTTACTGTAGTAGTAATACCCCATGAGTTATCACCTAATTCATTAGTGTCTCCATGTGATATGGTTGCATTGGCTGTTACGTTTAATGTTTTAACTAGTCCTGCTGTAGTACTTGGTATACCTACTGAGCCATAATTAGAAGTACTTAAACTAGATCCATCTGCACGACATATATTGAAAGCTGTTGCTGTTTGGCTTATACCTATGTCTCTACATTCACCTAGTGATAGTAAAGTTTCTTCTCTTGGAAATATTGGCATTAGTTTCTCCTATTATTGTATTTTATTCCATACTATTGAATATGGTAAAGCTCTATCTGCTGCTTCATCTACATCTTCTTCATATGTTACTTTAAAGTCATCTGTGACACCCATGTTTAGATCTATATATACACCATCTAAGTCTGCTGTAGTCCATGATTCACTCATTACTTCACGATAGTTAGTACCATCTACTTTATAATATATTTTAATTGTACCATTTTGAGTCATATTTACCATATCTAGCCATACTCCATATAATATCTTTCTGTCTGTTACTGTTAGTTCTACTACTGTTTGTTCTGATCCTGCATCTGTATAACTAAATGTAGCCTTGTCTTCACCAGAACCTCCTAGAGCATCTACTGCTGTTTGTACAGCTGCAATGTCTGTACTGATGTCTGCACCTACTGGTGATCCAATAGTTGCTTCTAATGCACCATTATCTACTACTGCTTTAATGGCTCCAAGACCATCTGTAGCATTGTCTAAATCTGTTTGGATTCCATCTACTACTGTGTCTACTGTGGTAAGGGCTGCTGCTTTAGCTACTGTACTGTCTAAGGCCATGTCTGTTGGAGCTGGGATTGCACTTAATCCTAGTCCTGCTACGCCTACGGTTGTAATTAGGCCATCTATTAGTGTATCTAGTGAGGTAATGCTACTTTCTAATGCGCCATTGTCTGCTACTGCTTTTATTGCAGCAATGTCTGCGCTAATGGATGCACCTACTGCGGATCCTATTTCTGCTGTATCTAATAGTATGTCATCTACTATTCCATCAATAGTTGTTACATCTCCTTGTACTGCATCTACTTTACCGTCTGTGACTGCGAAAGCTGCTGCAATTACTGAAGCATCTGCTGGATCAGTAGGGAGGTTGTCTGTACTTGTCTTAATGGAATCTACTACGGTATCTACTGTAGTTATTAAACCATCTGTTGTTACGAATGATGCTGCTACTACAGCTGCATCTGCTACGTTTGCTGGAAAAGTGTCTGTTTTAGCTTTAATAGCATCTACTATGCTGTCTATTAGTCTTACTAATCCTACTAATGATGTTCCTGCTGATGTGTCTGACTTACTTCCTATTACATCACTCATTATTACATTGTCTGCTGAGTCTGCCGAAGGAGTGTCATGGAAAGCATCTATTACATCTATCTTGCCATCTGTTACAGCAAATGCAGATACTATTACTGAAGCATCTGCTGGATCTGTTGGTAGATTATCTGTAGAGGCCTTGATTCCATCGATTAGTAAATCTAACCTGCCTCCATCCTTTAGATCTCCTTGTATTTCATTAGTATCTTCTAATATTGAATCCACATTAGCATCTATAACCGTTAGTTCTAATGTATCTTTGCTTGTAAATGGCATGGTATTAATCTCCTATTTATTAAATTGTATTAGCCCCATTGAGGCTTTCTGTCTATAAAAGTTCTTGGTAATTGTGGTATAGCTGTTACGAAATGAGTTCTAAATATCTTTTCTGCTCTCTTATGGTCTACCATTCTCATCTTAATTAGGTTCGATACTATAGCTCTCCATCCTCTCCAAAGGAATACTTCATCATTTGGAGCATGTCCTGTATCTATCATCTCATTTAGTGTTTCTCTTCCTTGTTCTTCTATTATTTCATTAAAGTTTAATGCTGATACTGAATATTCAGGTACATGATTATGAGGTATTCCAAATAAGTATTGCATTATTCCTTTAGCTTCTCTTAGATACAGCCCTGCTGTGGGGTAGTCTTTAAATCCTGGTTTAGCTACTTGATGTTTTACATCTATGTATAGTCTAGGATTTAGTTTCTTTAATAAGTATTGAAAGTCTGTAAATAGCATTTAATACCTCTAGGATAGGGAGGAGATCCCTCCCATACCCAAAAGCATCAACCACCTGTGGCTGCACCTCTAATCTGTACGCATAAGTCTGGTGATGCACCTTCGTCTGCATCTTCTGCCCAGGCTCCGCCTACATAGGCACTGCCGAACATCATTTTATAACCTATTGAACCTCTTTGGTTTAATGGGTCTGCTGCTCCTGATGATCCTACTTCTTTATTGATGTATTCGATGAAATCTTTGTCTAAAGATGTGAATACAAAAGGATCTTGGGCACATAGTAATCCTCTATATACATTTACACTACTACCATTTTCTACTGAGCTAATGTTGTTAGATTCGATTACTTTAGCACCGTAGGCTTTACCTACTTCACCTTTTAATGGTTTTTCTTGCATACCTGCTACATACTTATTCAATTCGATGATACCACCTGCTGAAGTGTCTGACATCATATCCATAGCTATTAGACTATGGACTACCATTGTATAGTATCCATCTTCTCTTTCAGGGGCATCTTGTCCTCTAAGAACACGTACGCCTTTAATTACATCTAGGGCTGTAAATACTTCTGTAGCTGAAATGTCATCATCTACTGTATTACCTGCTCCTACATATTGGATGCTATTTGTAGCTCCTGCAATTAATACTGCTATAATTGTAGAATCTACTGATTTAGCTGCTGCATAACCAAGTCTTTTGGAAATGTTTTCAACTACATCATCTATGGCTACTTTTGATATTACATCAGAGTGGCCTATCCATCTACCATATTGGGATAGTGTTATAGTAGTCTTATTGGTTGATATTTCACTTTCTGATGGTGTTACACCTTCTGTTATAGAATCGCTAGTATTATCTAAATTAGAGTACTGTAACACGTATGATTCTTTACCTGTTCTTTTAGGATGAAGTTTTTTCATTCCTAGTTGTGCTACTACTAGTTTCTTTTCGGCTGATTCTAACAGAGTTTTAAAGTAAAAACTATGTAAGTTATCTGATAGTGTACTAGTATCTACATATGGAGTTGTCATTGTTTATTCCTCGTACAGCATTAGTATTCTAGTTCACCACTTTTTAGTTTGGCTTTGATTTCTGATGCTGTTAGTTTGTCTACGTCTGATTTCTTACTTTCTTGATTGCCGGAGGATCCTTCGATCTTAGCTTTAGCTTTTTTACGCTGTAGCTTCTGGCCCTTAATGATTCCCTTTTGTTTAGCTTCGTCTGCTGCTTTCTTTGCTATTTCTGTAGCTTTTACACCTTTAGCTGCATAATGTAGAATGTCTAATAGACGAGGATCGTTATTCATACCATTAGCCTGTATCATGTCTCCATAATGGGTGGCTATCTGAGTCATTACTGGCTCTAGTTCAGCAAATTCAGGATCTTGCATACGTTGTTCGTATGCTCCTGCAAATTTCTCTGATTGGGCTACATTTCTATCCTTGTCTGTTTCTGATCTAACTATGTTCTTAATAGCTTCTACAGGGTCTTTCTTTATCTCTTCAGCAAATCTAACTAATCTTTCATTTCTGTCTTCTGGGGATTCTCCCTTGCGGGGTGGGGCTGTTACCGCTGATCTTAGTTTCTGGATTTCACTACTTTGGGATCCTGTGAATGTTTCTAGTTCTCTGTAGGATTTAAGTAGATCTTCCTGAGTTTTGATCCTTCCTGGTATGATCCAATCTTCATCTGGAGTTCCCTCATCAGAATCGTTGTCTGAGGCTCCCTCAAGTGTTCCCTCTTCATCAGAGGCACCTTCATCGTCTTGGGATTTCCCTTCGTCTTCATCGAGTTCATTGTCTAGTTCAAGATCTTCTTCATCGTTTTGATCTTCGTCAATGGCCTCTCTGAGTTCGTCTAGGGACTTGTCCATTTCTTTGTCCATTTTGTTCTCCTTTTTTCAGTTACTATATATCGTATTCTTTTTTTAATTGTTCATCTTCTAATATGTCTTGCATTTCTTCATATAGTTTTTCTTTAATACTTTTTGATGATTTTAGTATCATTATGACACTATCAAATGCTCTATAGCGTTCTTGGTATCTTACTATTTTATTGTAGTCCTTTTCTTGTAGTAATGCTTGAGTTACTATGTTTTTTACTCTTTCTAATTCACTTAGAAGGATGGGCCATCCATCATGTTGGGTTAGATTGTCTAAGAGGGTATATTTATTGGTTTCTTGGCTTTTAGATTCTATTTCACTCATTGTTGACCTCCTTTATCACCTTGTACTTGTTCAATGGGTACTACATTTACTGGTTGGCCTTTTTCGTCTAAGAGGTTACCTTGGCCATCGTCTATTACTGTAGTTGGACCTTCTGGGTTTAGGAATTTGTCTGGGTGTGGGTATCCTTTAAGTTTAAATGATTCTAATAAGAGTTCTCTGAAGTTTACTGTTCCTGGAACTACTCCTTCTACTTGGGCTATTGTTTGCATTAGGTATGCTAAGTCTTCTGATCTTTCTGCTCTGGTTGCTTTGATTGGGGATGATTCTGGTACAAAGTCTACATCTGATAAGAAGGATGTGTTGTCTAGTTCTCTGAATGGGTTACTCTCTGTATCTGATACTCTGTACTCTGTTTTAGATCCTTCTTCTGTTCCTATAAATTCTCTGTTGTACCAAAGGAGTATCCTGGCCAATGGTTTAATGAATGTGTACTGTAATAGTTTAGCCTTAATTACACTTCTTAATTGGCCTCTACTAGCTAAGTAAGATATGCCTGTTGCTGTTCTACCGAAAGCTGCTCCTACGTTAGATACATCTTGTCTTGGGTTTAGTATTTCTGTAGTGGATTGGATGTCATAATCTATTCTAGCTAGTTCTTCTACGGAGGCTTGAGAAGCTCCTGAATGTTCTAGTTTCTCTATGGCTTCTTTATCATCGCATAGTACTATCTTATCTGGTGCTGTGTATAAATCTCTTAAATTTACACCTGAAGTACGTTCTACTAACCACATTGAGTGTAATGATATATTAGTTCTATCTAATCTAGCGTTTCTTAGTGCTGTAGATTCACTAATTAGTCCTTTAATGTGATTTAGTTCTCCGTAACCGTAGGATTCACCTTCTACTGGATAGTTGTATGACATTGTAAAGGGTTTGAATTTATATTTAAAAGGGTTGGGTTCTTTTCTTAGTAGTAGAGCATCATCTTCTCCTGTATGTGCTACTGCTATTAATGCTGGTTCTTTACGACCTTTTCCTAGATTGTACATTCCCCACCATTCTATGATTTCCCATTTACCTTGATTTTTCTTATCTAGGTCTTTTCCTTGACCAAATAGTGCTACTCCTGCTTCTTTAGATACTTCTTTATCCGAATCATTCCTTATTACTGGTTTATTTGATTCTAGTTTGTTATCTTTCTTACCTATCATCTTTTTAATCTTAGCATGTGCCATCTTGTAGTTATCATTATCTAAGAGTTCTTCTGGGGTTCTATATACCCTATGGGCTACCCAAGGCATCTTTTGTACATTGCAATGGTCTACTCCTTTAGGGATTATAAAGGAGAATAAGGAAATGTTATAGAATCTTGGACCATCGAATGTTACTCTATCTTGTATATATTCTTTAGGTTCTCCTGTTTCCATGTCAAATTCATATTCATCTGGTTCTAGTTCTATTTCTGTTGAATCTTCTTCCCAGTTAATCTTCATTACGGCATTACCTAGTTTTCCTAGGTTACGGAAGTATTTTCTTGCTTCTGGGTAAAGTTCACCTATTTCTGTTTGCCATTGGGTGAAGTTTGTTATTTCTTCTGATGCTTCTAAGTCTTCTTTGTTTCTTCCTACGTACTTTATGTAAGGAGCTTCTCCTAATAGAAGTTCTGATAACTGGTCTACGAATGGTTCTATTTGTTGGAAAGCTATGGGTAGTTCTAGGTTGGCTCTGCCTCTAGGAGTGTTCTTTTTAGCTGCTCCTTTAGCATAGATGTATTCGAAGGTGTTCCACTTCTTATGGAGTGGTTTATAGAATTTTCTTGAGCTAGTTAATAGATCATCTACGTATTCTAAACACTCTTTATTCTTTATCTTTTTAGACTTTTTAGCCATAATTTATTCCTAGTTATATTGGAAATCCTGTTGTGCTGTCGTATTCTCTTTCCATGTTGGTTTGGGATTGTTTATCGTATCTAGTTACTGATCTTAGTACTAGTACTTGTTCCCAGGCTAATGCTAATGCCATTACTGTATCATCGTTGGCTACGCCTTTGGCTCCTATCTTGCCTGTCTTTTCATCTCTTACGAATGTACTTAGTTCTTTTATTGTTCTTTGGTCTTTGACTTTCAGTTCACCATCTCTTAGGGCTGCTTTTAAATTGGATATTAACTGGCCTTTATTGTTGCCTGTTCTGTATCCAATGATTTTAGTTTTCTTTTTAGTGTATTCGTTGTACTCAAACCTTTTATATAGATATGGGTATCTTAATGATGTAGAGTATGTTCCAGCTAGGTTTGTTATTACTGCACTACCTGTATTGTTACTTTCTATAATTACTCTTGCTTTGTTGTAATAGTAACCTGCTTTATATACTTCTGCTGCATAGTTATCTTCGTCTATTTGGTTGGACCAGAAGTTAGCTACTACTACTCCTGTATCACAGTCTACTACTTGGGAACATGATGCATCTTTTCCTTTGCCTTCGGCTGTATCCACCCCTATAGCATAGGTATGTAGTTCTTTAGGTTGTTCCCAGATTCTCCAGCCATGGAAATCTTCATCATCGCCTTTAAATACTCTGGATTCAAATTTTATCTTTAATTTAGGCATGGGCTGTTCTCAAGTCTCCTTTAAATGCTGGATCTGTACTGTTCATCCATAGGTTTCTTACTAGCTCTGCTGAGAATATTGATGATGCTCCTGATAAGAAGCATGTTACTGGATCTTCTGGGTATTTCTTTAAGAACTCTGCTTCTGAGTCTCCGGCTTCTGATATCTTTAATCTTCTAAATAGTATGTGATCTTCATCTAGGTCATTGATCTTCATTAAGTCATCTTCTTTATCTGTAAGTACAAATGTTTTAGGTCTTCTCATACAAGAAATATCTTCTTCTTCTGGATAGATCCACCACCAAGGAAAGAAGTGTCCTGTGAACATAGCTTTATCTGGGTTCTTTAGGAATGAGTCCCAATACTTAAAAAAGAGTCCTGATGCTCCGTCTGGAGTGGACTCTAATACGATGTGGCCTGATAGGGGGACTGATTCTATTGATTCTTGGATTCTCTTTTCTTGGACAAATGCTGCTTCTGCTATATGTAGGAAATCTAAGGTAAGTCCTTTAGTTTCAGTACATACCATTAGAAGAGAACCTGTTTCTGCTATTAGTAATTCAAAGGCATTATCAATAGAGTTATGTACTGGGTAGAACTCACCCCAATCTTTTTGGAATTGGTTGAAAGCGTTTTTAGTTATTCTGAAGTACTTTTTAACGTTGGGTAGAACTTCTGCCATGATTGCAGCGTTCATGCCTAGTCCAAATAAGCATAAATCTAATGCCATTACACAAGATAGTGTCGTAGTACCACCTTGTCTCATTTTTAGGATTGAGTCTCTATGGGTTCTATGGTCGTAATAATAGTCTTGCATTTTGTTCATTCTAAATGATACATATCTTGATCTTTGCCCAGGGATTGCCCTTTTAGGTCTTACTTTATAGAGGTTATTTATACGTTCTTTAGCACCTAATTTTATCATGCCTTTTTCAAAGAAGTCTCTTAAAACTAGAACTGGCTCCTTTTTGGAAGCCATTTCATTTAGTTCTTTTAAGAATTTCTCGAATTTAGGTGTGTAAGACAATATTATCCCCTTATATACATTATATCATACTATCGGGTATATCTTCAATACTTTCTTCATTTATTTCATATATTTGGTAAGAATGTCCATCTTCTGTTAGATAGTCCATATTTAAGACTTCTTGGGCAATGAACTCATTAGATATGTAGTTATGGTCATAACGTCTATTTATGGCGTTTATATAGTCTTGGATAGTGATAGGATTATCCTTTCCATTTAGGGACAGATAAATAGTTATTAGTTGTTCCATTTCGTTTTCTCTCTGATTCGGTTAAAAACTCTGCTAGTTTAAGTATGTATTTACGTGCTTCTGCTCTTACTCGGGGGTCCTCATCCATTAGGTCTAATTCTGCTGTTTGCATGGCTAGTTTCATTAATCCAGTATCTTTCATTGTGTCTAGCATGCCATCTTTTAATTCTTTTATTTTAGAATCTACTAAATCTTGGATTAGGGGTTTGGCCATGTTTTGAGTACCTATATTTCCAGCGTCTATTTTATTCTTAGCGTCATAAGATACCATAGCTGCTTTAGTAGCATTTCCACCATTTGCTACGTACTCATCTACGAATTTGGATTGTTTTAAGGTGGGTTTTCTTTTCTTGGTCATATCTATATTATATCACATATAAGGGGTATTATCAACATTATTATAGTGGTGCTACAGAATTGTAAAAATAGAAAATAGAAAAATAGAAAAATATTTAACGGGTATCTGTGTGTATGTGCTAGGGGAGGTAGTATACACACTGTTACACTACACAGAGTGGCCTTGTGGGTAAGGGGGGGTGGTTAGTATCTATTAGCATGTAATATACTTACTATTAGAGGTATATGCTATTAATACTATATGGTATTATTATAGTATTGTTATATGATATACTGTATTATTACCGTAGGTGTATATAGTATGTAATGTTATAATATATACATATGCATATATATACATATATACGCAGAGGTTTTGGGCAATGCAGACCCCACCCCGCTAATAATGCGCTGTAGCATACACCTACGGCAATAAAGGCAATAATAGGTAACATATAGACGTATAGAAGTGTATAGAATGGGTATTTATCCGATAATTTGTATAATATTCCTTCTAATCTCTTATATAGGGAATGTACCTAATATGCAATAGTAATTGTTAGTGTTTACCTTATATAATCTTTACCGACGGAGTATCCTATGTTCTATTAATTCTATTAAGTAGGCTAGTAACACCAATACAATTACCTTTCTAAGCCCTCTGAAGGGGTCAAGGTTCTACGCAATAGTGTTATCAATAGCTATGCTAGGGTTTTTAATAATAATGGCTTAAATAGGTCTTGTAGGACGTAATTGACTATAACAGGTGCTAACCTATAACAATTAATAGGCTAGCATTGATAAACTATAATTACTTAACTTCAATTAATGAATAGTATCATCCTTTTGAACATACCTTATCTCAATACCTGCACTTGTAGCCGAATAGGTGCTAAGTATTTTATATTTGGCCTTTAAAGCATTGGTAAAGGTATCAATGCCTTGCTCTACTACCGTTTCAATAGTTTCGTCCAATATATCATCCACTAATACTAGTTGATACATAGTTACCTCATTGGGTTATTTATTAAGTTTGTCTTTAACTAATTGCTGTAATATTATCAACCTTTTCCTAATAGCCTCATAAGATAATCCATGCTTATCACCAATGGCGCGATAAGATAAATCATTCATATTCCTATCAATATATATCTCATAATCTACACTATCGCCTAATATGATTTTAATTTTATCAAGTAACAATTGAACTGTAATATTACTATCTGAATTGTTATGGTGCAAATTGTCTACAAAATCGGCACACCTACTATCACACAATTTATGCTTATAGCTTGGAATACGTACTAGAGAGCCTGTATTCTCAATCGCTCTGATGATAGATTGTTTTATCCATTGGTACGCATAGGTGCTAAACTTACACTTATTGTTCTCAATATACTTGCTATTAGCTGTTAGTAGCCCTATGTAGCCCTCTTGACACAAATCCTCGAAGTCTAATCCATTATTAATATACCTTTTAGCTACATACTTGACCAATCCCGTATGCTTTTCTATTAGTTTGGCATTATCCATGTTACACCCCTTCGGTAATTATTCAAGATTATCCATCTGTTCAATATCTCTATAACCCGTCCTACAATATAAAACCTCATCCAATGTATCTAGACTACATCCTTTCGCATTAGTGATTAACTTTAATTCCTCTTCGGTAGCAATGCCACGTTCGATAAGTATATCCCACATATCGCTTATAGTTTCGTCAATGGTCATAATATTACCTCATTAGTTACTTATCATTGCTTTCTTAAAAATATGAATTTATTGCCGTATGCCGTACATTCATTGATAGGGGTTTCCCATAGTCCAAAACTGCCCCATTTACTAATAACCCTAGTATTTAGCAGGTTCTTATTATCGGTGCTAGATACTAAAGCATAGTGTAGCAGTATGCTATGGTCAAGAACACATACTAAATCACCTTTTTTTATATCGTTAAGTGTGATTTTATTATAACCCTCTTCCAATAGTTCTTGTATACTATAATCGCTCCATATCCATTCAATAAGGCAGTCATGTACTGCATAGCTTTCACAATTATATTCCGCATTACTATCTTCATGTAATATATTGCTTATAGTGCTTTTTGGAGTGTACCTGTTTTCATCATTGTTTATGTATGATGGAGTTTCAATAGTATATGTATAAGTCATAATATTACCTCATTAGTTGTCTAAGTCGTATATATACGGCCGTTTACCTTCAATATCCACTTCACTATATGAGGCGATATAGTAATTATCACTCTCAAGTAGTCTATCTAAATCCATATAGGTTTTATCAGTAGGCAATAACTTGCCGTTCACTTGTAATAATAAATAATCTTTACAGCTTTGCTCCGAAAAGCCTATAAACTCAATTATTGTATTGTTTTCGTCCCAATCGTCATAATACTTTAAAATATAAATATCCTGCATGGTGTACACCTCCAGTCAATTAGTTATCTAAATTTACTATCAATATCTCTGTATCTGGTAATTCAGGATGGTAGTCCTCACTATTCCATTCAACACTTTCCACCCCTTTATCTTTTAGGTACTTCTCTATAGCCTTGTCGCCGTCTAGTTCTTTACTTTCTGCAATATCGTTCAGTTCTCTTATTTTGTCTAATCCATGCATATTATACCCCTTCGGTTAATTATTTAATAAAATGTACATCTGTATCAACTACCTCAAAATATATACAATCCTCTTTCCATCTTTTATTTAATGCTATTATGTAGGCCTTTAACACTTCAACCTTATCTGTCAATACCTCATACTTATAAGACAAGTCATATTCAACCTTTCCAGTTTCTGGATTAAACCATCCACCTTTTATTTCATACTTTGTAAAACCACCGAACTTCTCACACAAAGTATCATGGAATAGCAGTTTATCACACAATACTAATTTACACAATGGAACTATAAAGACTACCTTTTTCATAACTACACCTCGCTTTCTAGTTTATTTAATCTCTTTAATAGCAATAGTTGATAAGTATCACCAAATTTTAAGTCTTTTAACTGGCACTTTATACCTTCGGCAGTATTGTCAAACTTGTTAAAATCTACATATGAATAAACATCAATATCATCCATTACATTATAATACAAGTCTACTTGCTCCAAATCACCTAGTATAAAACCTAACACACTGCCTAACATATGCTTATTGTCGCTAAAATCCGTAAACTCTTTTGTAGTTGCTATCCAATCCCTATTATCATTACTATAATATGAACTAAAGCCGTCATACGAGGTATACCTATTTTTAATATATTCTTTAAATTTTGCCTCATTATCTCTTATATATACTTGAATAGCCTGTATTGCATTATCTGTTAAAGCTATCTTACAGTTAATAATATCAGTTTCAAAGTTATAGGCGTTCGGACTATATAAGCTATCAAATTCAATCCTAATATCTTCAAACTGCAAGCCTAAATCTAATATAGTATGTGCCTTAATTACCTTACATAACCTTTTAGACACGTCTTTTTGATACTCTTTATAATCTATGTAGTCAAGTATCTCATCACCATACTCGTCACGTAATTGACTATCGTCAAAATCCCAAATAGTTTCATAAAACCCACTGAATTTAGGCAAGTATGTATCATATGTAGCCATAAGACCCCTTTTGTTAGTTATAAATTACATTCTATCATTAAAAACTATTAAACTAGTGTATTTTGCGCCTTCGTTATAAAACATCTCCAACTCTTCAACTAAAGCTTGTAAAGTTTCGTTCACTGTAAAGCCGTCTTTTAGAATAAAACCTGACTGTAAAAATCCAGTGTTGCAGTAACCACCAAACACTAATGCTCTTTCAGTTTCTAATATATCAAAGTATACAAAACCATCATTAGTTTCTAATTCAATACCACTTAAATTTTCACCAACTCTTTTTGCATCTTTTAAGTTTTGTGCCATCCATTCCATGTTAATACCTCTTTGGTTATTTAATATTATCTATCTTCTCCACTAATGTTACATCATCATCATCATTAGTTAACAAGTCTTTATTTTGACACATTAAAATATCTTGAAAGAAAGATGTGAAGTCTTCATTAGTTTCATCAAAGTATATATGGCCTTCTGGCATCATGTTATAATCACTTACTTTACTTGCTACGATTATTTTATATGCTAGTTTCATACTTCTATTACCCTGCATGTACCATGCCAATAAAAACTCCAATGATATTAGTATGAGAATATATTCCCGTGTCATAATATTGACAAGGTATTGCACAATAAGCCTATAACTTAAGGTGTATCTATATGATATTGTTATACAAGTAATTAATGACCCACTATAGGGTGTATTTATACCTTTAAGGTAGTATTACACCCCTTTAAAATATAATGACATAATTATTATAATATGGTATATTAATTGCAACTACACAAACTATACCAATATGGCTAGAATTATTATTTATTATTAAAAATATAGGACTTTATTTAATTTGTGTCGAATAATGAGGTTTGCAATATTTTCATACTTTTAGCTATGGTCCGAGAAACTTCGATTAGGGCTTGGGTATTACAACATAAGGAAACTATATGGAACGAATAGAAAGCTGTGTAATATGTGGTGAACCGTTATCAGTAGATAGAGTTATGAATGGTATTTCTATATGTGATGAATGTGAGGAGTTATCAACTACCGAAGGAGAATGTTATGATAAAGAGGATTAGTATATTACTTTTATTGCTATTTATAGCTTCATGTGGTAGAACCTCCGGCAAGTTTGATCAAAATGATACAACACCATTAACGTGTCAAGAAATGTATAGTCAAGAGTTTTGTGATAGTATTAGAGGAGAGGATGGTGAGTCTATTACTGGTGCCGAAGGATTATCAGGAGAGAATGGTATTAATGGAATAGATGGTGAGGATGCAGAGCCTTGCACAGTAGTTGGTGTATTAGATGAGGACACAGGAGACACAGGAGCCTTAATAACGTGCCCAACTAGCCAAGCTATAGTATGGGATGGGGTAGAGGGAGAAGATGGATCAGATGCCATCCTGGAGGTTATAGACCCCTGCGGTAAAGAAACTACTTATGATGAAGTATTGTTTAGACTATCTGATGGTAATATATATGCTGTATATGCACACATTAAAGGTAATAAATATGAAATAATGTTGACACAGCTTATTAATTCATGGTATATAACAACTGATGGCACAGATTGTAATTTTAACCTATTCAATGGTGAGGTAACCTGGTGAGAAATAAGATTATAAAAGTATGGAAAGATGAGGATAACAGAAGATGGTACTTACCTGACTGTGATGACTTTCCTTATATATCCTCTTCAACATTGGTAGGCATAGCCAAGACTTATAGGTATAGAGGTTTTAAGAAAGATGATAAATCAGCTAAGAGATTACAGAAAGCTGGTCAAATAGGTACTAATATACATGCTGTATTTGAACAATATAATAGGAAACAACTAGGAGAAGACTTCTATGTAGATCCTAAGATATGTACTAGATATAATCAAATACTACTCAATTATATTAAGAAAGTAGAATTAATATCTCTTAATGAAGGAGAGGTTAAAGTAGTAGAGGTAGAACGTGGTGTTATTAACTCCTTATACAAGTATGCTGGTAGATTTGATGTATTAGTTACCGTAGGAGGAGAATATGAGATATGGGATTATAAAACAAGTAGACAAGTAAAAGAAGAGGACGGCTGGCAGTTAGCTAGTTATATGCTTGCATTGCTCCTAGAGGGGATTAAAGTAAAAAGAGTACGTATCATACACATAGATAAAATATCCTATAAGATAACAGATTTAAAATATCGACATCATGGATATATGATACGTAAGTTTCTAGGACTAATGGACACATTTAAAGGAATGTACTTTAATGACCTATTAAGAGGCCGTATTAATGATATAGATGAACTAGGTAAGAAATATAAATGGCCTTTAGACGAATTACTTAAGTGTTATGTAATAGACTATAATAAACAAGAGGAGAACATTATGGAACTACAAGAAGTAACAGGACTAGGAGACAAGAAAACATTTGTCAAAGATCCTAACAGAGTAGATTTTAGTGATGGAGAAGTAATTGGCACCCTATTAGGTGCTGTGCCTAGCCGATGGGTACACAAAGCCGGCAAGAAAGTATTTGCATGTACCGGTAAGGATAAGTGTGAGAGATGTAAGTTAGGTATGAAGAAAGCAGTACAGTTTAAAGCCAATTTCTTAACACTAGATGCTACAGATAAACCAGTTATTAAATACATAGTATCTGAATCAATTAGACTGTTCTTTGCTTTAAATGGAGCTATGAAAGAAATAGCCGCTAATGATGGTGATACTAGAACAGCAGTAATAAGGATAGAAAGATCAGGTACAGGATATGATACACAGTACAAAGTAGAAAGTATTGCACCTAAGTGTAAAGCATTACAGAACATAGCTGAAACTATTAAAGATATGGAACCACATGAATTAACATTTGATCCACTTGAAGATGATGGAGATCAAGGTGATACCCCTGATAGAACAGATATTGTAGAGTAATAACTAGAGGACAATACTATGTTTAAGAAGACACAACATAAACCGTATTTAATTATTCCAGATACACATGCACCTTATCATCATAAGGACACCATCAAGTTCCTTAAGGCAGTATATAAGAGGTTTAATTGTCAAGATAAGGTGATACATATAGGAGATATATTTGACTTTCATGCCATTAGTAAGTATACAGTAGAACCAGATGCACCTACGGCAAAGGATGAGTACCAAAAGGCATTAAAGTTCAGTAAGGAGCTATGTAAAGCATTTCCTAAAGGAGTATTAATAATAGGTAACCATGATACCAGAGCTACATCTACATTAAAAGCAATGGGAATACCTATGGAGTTTATGAAGTCATCTAAGGAACTATTCGGATTAACTAAAGGATGGAAAGTAGAACCACTATGCCATGTAATTAAAGAACTAGATGTATTATGTGAACATGGTAACAATAGTACCGGCCCTAATGGAGCATTAAACACAGCTATATTTAAACGTACTAGCTTTGTTCAGGGCCATTGCCATAGTGAAGCAGGATGTAAGTACAGTGCTAACCACGATAGCTTAATATTTGGTATGAATGTAGGCTGTTTAGTGGATAATACATCTCTAGCTATGAGATATGGCAAATACTTAAAGAAAAAAGGTGTATTAGGATGTGGTCTAGTATACTCAAATAGTCATGCAGAGTTTATACCAATGGAGATATGAGGAGGAAGATATGATTGGTAAAAGAAATTGCCCTAAATGTGGTAGAGCTATGGAAGTATTATTTACTAGCTACTACTGCCCTTACTGTGCAAAGATGGAAGAAAGAGATAAACTCAATAGAGAACTAAACGAATGGGATTGCCCAGAAGAAGGACAAGATGGTATATCAGTAATAAGTTATGGTACTAAAACAGAGTATGATCCTACTTATGGGAATACCTCAAGTGGGGCTAAAGCACCTTCTCCTTCTGGAGTACCACAATGCTCATTTAGAGAGCTTATTATAGGAGATACTGTAACGATAAAGAATGATCTAATTGTAGGTAGTGACTATGATGATGCACCCTTTATGGATGAAATGAAAGCATTAGCAGGAACGACTACAGTGATTAGGAGTAAAAAGTATAATTCATTTATTTCTAGTACCTTATATAGATTAGATGCAGATCAAAGGAAATGGAATTGGACTCAAGAAATGTTTGAATAAACTAGGAAAGGTATAATGAAAAAGAAACGTATTAAAGATCCTGAGTTTAAAGTGTATATAGAGGGACTACCCTGTTATATATGTGGCCATAAAGCTGATGGGTATAGGAGTATATATAGTGAGTATACTGATACGTTTAAGAAGAAACCTTGTAAGAATACTGCACATCATTGTGATGTAGATAGGACTAGAGCTAAGAACGATCATAGAGTATTACCTTTATGTGGTCACTATGTAATAAGTGGTAAAGGTACTTGTAATTGTCATAATATTGTTCATTCCGAAGGAGTGTACAAAACTAAAGAATCACTAGAGAAGCTTAGTAAAGATGCTGATAAGTATTATGAAGAGTATCTTAAACTAAAGGAGAATTAGATGAAAGCCTATTTAGCAGGTGGTATTGATAGAAGAGATGATAGAGGCATGACCTGGAGAAGACTAATTACTCCAATGCTATCTGATATAGGCATAGAAGTCTATAATCCATGTATAGAAGAGAATGATATATTTGAGAAACATAATGTAGCACCTAGTGAATTAGAAACTACTAAGAAGTATAACTTTGAAATAACTAAAGAATTAGGACATGATATCTGTGAAAGAGATATATCAGCAATCAAGAAATGTGATATGATGATAGTATATTATGACCGTTCAGTAAATCTCTCCTCCGGTACAGTATCGGAGATGACTTTAGCTAAACATATATTCAAAATGCCAATATATTGTATTAAGAAGGTATCTAAAAAAGATATACCATTATGGACTTGTGGTACACTATACTCTAATGTACCAGAATTTAAAAACTTAGAAGAGTGTGTAAGCTATATTAGAAAGGAACATAAGAATGGGATATAAGCCTAAGTTTAAAATAGGTGATAAAGTAAGATACATAGGAAATGAAAGAAAAGTACCAGGACCTTGTACAATAGATAGAATAGTAAAAACGTTCCAGAATTATCATGTAATAGACGCTAAAGGAATAGGTAGAGTATTCACAGAGAATGATTTAAAACTAGTAAAGGAGAAGTAAATATGCTTACCATAGGAGAAATAGTAAACTATAAAGGTGTAGCCTATAGCACTGTTGCTAATCCTTGTGTAGTATTGAAGGTAGACCCTGGTTCAGCATACCCCTTTATTGTCCAAGATAGTAATAATAACACCTGGTGCTTTGAGGAAAAGGACCTAGAAGCAGTACCTAATGATGAAGAGAAGGACTGTGACTGTATAAGCTGTAAAGGTGATGGATGTACTAAGTGTAGTGTTAATAGTTTAGATAATTATGAGCTAAGGGTAGATCAAGCATTACCGGAGGATTATACAGGAATTGCATTACAAAAGTATACAAAAAAGAAGAATGATGCACTTGATAGAATGTGCAAAGAAAATAAGGAGCCTGATCCTGTGGTGATTAAAGAAATGACAGATAGAATACTACAAGACTTCGGAGATCCTTCGGCAGAAGAAATAGAAACTAACTCTAAAGGCGGTAAGAATAGTAAGATAGGAGTAAGATATGACCTAATACCTCCATTAGCTATTAAAGAGTTAGCTAAAGTATTAGAACAAGGATCTAAGAAGTATGACGAATGGAACTGGTTGAACGTAGATGTAAATCAACACATTAATCATGCTTTAAACCATATATTTGAATCACTAGTAAACAAATCTGAGAATAATACTAGTGAAACTATAGAACAAAATAGAATAGAAGAACTATCACATGCTTTCTGTAGATTAGGGATGGCATTAGAACTACTACTAAGAAGGAGACTTAAATGACTAGTACACTAATACTAATACTAATGTTTATAGGAGTAGTATTCATATTACGTAATGCTCCTAGTAGTGATGATAGTGATTATGATAACTTTTAACCGAAGGAGTAAGGTATGCCAATATTTGAAACTAAAGATGATCTAGTATCATTCTTTAAGGTACTAACGGATAACCTGGATAAGAACTTAGGTGAATCAGGATTTGAACTAAGTTTAAACATATCTGCCATCAATATGAACAATACTGATGCTATAATGGATGCATTTAAAACCTGTCAGAAAGCAGGAGAGAAGAAGATAGTAGGAGTAAAAGGCAATATACCTAACCCTTTGGCAAAGAAAGGGTAGGCCTATGTATAGGTAGAGAGAGATCGTTGAACCTTGACCCCTTAGAGAGTGTTAGAAGGGTATTATAGGAGGTGTTTTGAGTAAGATACCAAAGGTATTAGATGTAGAGACTACCGGACTTAACTGGACTAAATGCGGTATTATAGGCTGGGGATCTTACAGCAAACAAGATAAAGATATCAGCTTTACTAAAGATATTGAATCAGAAGAGAAGTATGAGTATATCTACCATAATGGCTCATTTGATGTTAAAGTAGCACATAAGAATGGAATAGAGTTACCATTTGATCATGATACTATACTAATGGCTAGTTTATTACAGTATAGGAATAGTGTTAAAGAGTATTACTATAATAGTTATGATGAAGAGACTAAACTTAAAGAGAGTCTATCCTTAGATGCGTTAGCTAAGAAAGACCTAGATATTCAAAATACCTGGAAAATAGACTGGAATAAAGATACTCCTACTTATGATGAGATTAAAGAACATTGTCTAATGGATTGTAGAGTAACTTACCACCTGTTTGAAATATATAAGGAAAGACTTATTAATAATGGACTGTGGGAGTACTACGTTAAACTAATGATGCCCTTTGCTAGGATGTTAGTAGATGTAGAGTGTGCAGGTATTAGATTAGATTTAGCGAAGCTAACCAAACTTAAAGCAGATTATGGAGAACGATTAAAAGTATGGGAAGTTGTATTCCGTAAAACTCATAAAGAAGTACTGGATATAGTAAGTAGACATTTGATCCGAGATAAAATAGCTAAAGTAAAACCTGGTAAGAAACCTGAAACTAAACAAAATAGAATAGATAAGATAGTTAAGGATGGCATTGAATTTAACCCAAGATCTAATGTACATATGAATAAGTTATTAGAACTTAAAGGATTAGAGATAAAGGATAAGAATGGTAAAAGAACTAGCTCCTCTAAGTTATTATATAGGTATAGACATGATCCAGTAATAGGGTCTATATTAGAATACAAGAAGATTAAAAAGATCCATAGAGACTTCTTATGTAAATGGGACGATTTAAGGATAGATGATGTATTATATACTAACTTTAGATTATGGGCTACTAGAACAGGTAGACTAAGTAGTGCAGAGCCTAACTTACAGCAAGTACCTAAAGATAAAGAGATTAGAGAGTTGTTTATACCTAGAGAAGGTAAGGTGTTTACTGTAGTTGATGCTAAACAAATGGAAGCAAGGCTAGCGGCATATTTTAGTAAAGAGCCTAATCTCATTAAAGCATTTAAGGATGGTACAGATGTATATGGACAAATAGCAATAGATCTTATGGGATTAGATTGTTTACCCAATGATGTAAAACTTAAATATCCTAAGGAGAGACAAGTAGGTAAACAGTTATTCTTAGCTAGTTTATATGGACAGGGATCTAAGAGTCTACATTTTATATTAAGTAGAGAACATGAGATAGATATTACATTAAGTGAGTGTAGGTCTTATAAGAGATTATTTAATAAGACATACCATAAACTTATCTCCTTCGGTGAAAAACTTAAAGAAGAGGTAATGGATAAAGGTTATATTACTAATTGGTTTGGACGTAAAGTATTTATACCGAAGGATAAGGCGTATAGAGCTATTAATTATTATATTCAAGGGTCTAGTAGTGAATTACTATCATTCGTTCAACTGAACATAGTTAAACATCTCCCAGAGGGTGCTAGGATACTTCTATTAGTACATGACGAAGTAGTATATGAACATAAACCAGAAGATACTGATAAGATAGTTGACATCGTTAAGAAATATATGATAGAACTAGTTAACAGCAAGTATGACATGTTTATGGATATGGACATCTCAACTGGCAAAGATTGGAGTGTAAAATGAATAATAAAGAATACGCAAAGGCATTAAGATTAATGGCAAAGATATATAAATATAATCCAGAGCTTCCTCAGATTAATGAACTTAAGCTATATCCATCAGGAATAGAGCAGGTTAGATTATGTATTAAATCATTAGATAATATTAAAAAGAACTATGATTCCCATTTTATACGTATTACAGGTACTATAGGTGGAATACGTATAGAAGCAGTAGATTGGAGAGAGGTAGTATGTACTAAAAGAGTAGTAGGTACTAGACTAGTTAAAAGAGAAATACCTATAGAAACTAAAATAGTAGAAGTAGAAGAAGAAATAGTAGAGTGGGATTGTAATCCAATACTGGGAGACTCAAAATGATAGTAATGAATTTTACATTAGAACATGAGAATAATCTTTATGAAATAGAATGTGATGTAACATTGAGTAGAGAGTTATATGGAGCAGATTATGATGGTAATAGAGGAGCTATGTTAGATATGTATGAGTTAGAGAATTGTTATATAAGTAACTCAGCAGATGGAGAGACAGCTAATGAATTATTTGAATTACTAGAAGACCCTATAAATGATTATATAAGTAGTAACATAGACTAAAGAGGATATGATGACTGAACCTAAAAAGAAAGAGTTTAAGGATATTAATAAGGCTTATGGAGAGGATACTATTAAGTACCTTACAGATGATTATGTTACTCCTGATGAGGTAATTCCTACTGGTGTTCTTTCTCTTGATCTTGCCGTAGGAAATGGAGGGTTAGCTACTGGTACTATAATGGAAGTATATGGCCCTGAATCAGCAGGTAAGACTACTATAGCCATGTTCATTATGAGAGAAGCACAAAGGTTAGGACATAAAGTAGCATTTGTGGATATGGAACATGCATTTGATACAGGACTAGCTAAGAACTATGGACTAGACCTTTCTCAAGTGGCTTTCTCCCAACCTGAATGTGGAGAACAGGCTTTAGGAATAGTAGAGATGTTAGTAGAAGAAGGGAATCATAAAGTTATAGTGGTAGATAGTGTAGATGCATTAGTACCTAGATCTGTTCTAGAGGGAGACTTTGGTGACAGTAATATGGGTAGGCAGGCTAAGATGATGAGTCAAGCATTAAGGAAACTTACTCCTGCGGTATCTAAACAAGGAGTATTACTAATATTCATTAATCAAATCAGAATGAAAATAGGCATAGTATATGGCAATCCAGAAACTACTAGTGGAGGTAATGCTCTTAAATTCTACGCTAAGTATAGATTAGAAGTACGTAGGAGAGAAGTACTTAAAGACGGTACATTAGTAATAGGTGCTAAAACTAGAGTAAAGGTAGCTAAGAACAAGAAAGCACCACCTTTTAGAGAATGTATATTTACATTAATATATGGTAAGGGTACCGATACAGATCAAGAACTAGCTGATGTATCCTTAGAGCTAGGTATAGTAGATCGTAAAGGGGCCTGGATGTTCATAGATGGAGAACAGATAGGACAAGGCTCTAAGAGCATAGTAGAGAAGATTAAGTCAGACCCAGAGTTTAAAACCATGCTTACAGATCTAGTAGCAAATAGTACTAAAGCTGAAACGAAGGAGTAATATGAAAGATATAACTGTTAGAGTAACACCTTGTACATATAGAGGCATCTATAATAACTGTACTGAGATACGTGTTGAAGTAAATACTAGGGGAGAAAAATATTCATATATTATGATGCTTGATAATGATGTATTTTCAAGTATTTGGGAACAATCCTTCGACCATATTAAAGAAATAGTGAAAAATGAAATACAAGATAAGGAGTAGTATGACTGCATTACTTACACTATGGGCTAAGAAGATATTTATTAATAAGTATACATTAATGTTCTTAATTCTTGTGCTATGCAGTATGGCATCTTATTATAAGGGTAGACAAGATATGAAGAATAAGTACGCCAGATCTCAACTTAAAGAGGTGATAGAATATGTGGATGAAAAGAATAAAGTTACTGATTATTATGATAGCAATAAGTTTGATGATGAATGGGTGCTGTCGGGAATCATTAGTAAAAATTCCAAAGGATGCATATCCTCAGATGGAATGTGTGACAATAAACGATAATTGTGTATGTGGAGAAGAGCTTAGGAAAGTAATTAATAACATGCTTAAACTACAAAAACACATTGACAATTTAAGTATATCACCAGGCTTTAAAAAGGAGAAATGACATGAAACGAATAAAACAACCAATAAATTTTAAAGAATTGGATCCTGCTACGCTAAGAGGTAAGGATTTACTTAAAGCATTAGATATAGTAATTAAAGATATTTATAAGATATTAAATGAACTAAAGGATAACACTAATGAAACCAGATAGATCATATACATATGTAGAACACACTAATCCAGAAAACTATGACTCTGATGATATAATCTATGCTAATGGAGGTAGAGGATATAGGAGTAGAAAAGATGGTAAAATTAAGCTAATCAGATGCCCTGCTTGTAAAAGAGAGAACTGGGCTATGGCTGTAACTTCAGGTGAATGTGCCTGGTGTGGCTACAAAGAGGAGGAATAATACTTACTTATAAAGTAGAGGACATACTAGCTAACATATCCGTCCAAGTAGGAGGATATGGAGAGACTCTTAGTAAGAAAGGTATAAGTCTTACAGATCTAGTAGACTTAACAGAGTTCTTAGTAAATGAAGTATCTAAACTTAAAAGCATTATAATAGAAATACCAGAGACTTATAACTCATAAGGAGAGGCATGATGCCTAGATCAAAGAAAAAACAAAAATCTATTAGTGATAAGTATACTCTAGTAATAGTTGAATGGATAGATATAGCAAGTGATGCTTCATGGGTTAGTGAGAAAGATGCTCAAAAGATGGAATGTGTTACATGTATTGAGGTAGGATGGATGATACATGAGGATAAGAAGCAGATAGTATTATCATCACAGTTCAATGACAGTGACTGTGGAAATAGGACTGTAATTCCTAGAGGGGTAATTTTAGATATAAAGAGGATTAACAATGAATAAGTTCCATGCATTATACATATACACTATTATTAAGTTCTTATTAGATTTCTTATTTATTGTACTATGCAAATGGGATGTATTCGCTGGATTTATAATTAAACTACTAAAGAGGACAATATGAGCAAATATAGTATATACCAAGAACAAGAGATAATTCAGACAATAGATCTAGTACTGGATAAGGTATATGATATAGATATACCTGGATTTACAGTTATTATGATAAGAGAGATCAGAGAAGAAGTATTAGGTGAATTAAAGATAGATCCACTTAAAAAGGAGGTCGTATATGCGTAACCATGAAGATGGGCATACATTAGTAAATAATGTTAATGGTATTAAGATCAGGGTATTTAAAGATTGTATGGTACTAGGAGCATTGGATAGGCAGGGTATGTTAGCATTATCTTTTTTAAGTAGTTCTATGGATTATACAAGTAACTCAAATATTACAGTACATTCATTAGATGATGAATCAGTACATACAGTAGAGATATATTATAATAAAGAACAAGACGATGAACCTGAAGATAAAAGTAATGAAATAGGTTTTGTATTTGAATGATTACCAAAGGAGTACAGTATGATATTAGGACTCGATCTTAGCAGTAGTTGCACTGGTTATGGTATCTTAGATACTGAGGGTAAGGTAGTAGGCTTTGGACAGATTAGACCTCCTGCTAAGTTAGACCATGGTAATAAGTATTTGCACATAATACATGCAGTTAGATCATTACTAATCAGCCATAATATTACTGAGGTAGTACTAGAGAGATACTTTGTAGGAGGATTTAAGACTCAAGGTACATTTATATGTGCAGAACTGAGAGGGGCTGTTT